GGGCGAACACCGTAAGCGTCCTTGTACATGTCCCAGTAAAGTTCCCGGGCTTGTTCTAATTGTGACAACTCGTCCCAAGATTTGAATTCTGTAGTCATTTCGTAGTCCTCTTTATCAGTTTCAATACAAGTATTGTAGCACAAAGCCCATTTATTGTCAAATTTAGACAACCACTTCACAGAACCAAGATTCACGCTCAATCTTACGCTTGGCTGACATTACAATTTTGCGGTATGCCATGAATTCTTTAGTAGGTTGTGCGTGAATTCCGCCTAACAAAGACATTTGGAGTAGTGCGGCATCACGCTTTGCATAAGTTGCTAATGCTTTTACAGGAACCATATATTGACGATAGTTACCATCAATACTCTTGAAAACTGGGCTAGTGTACAAAACTTTCATTGCAATCTCCTTTAATCAATCTATAGACATAGTATAGCAGAATTGCCATTTATTGTCAAATTTTGGCAATTAAATTAGCATGAATTTCGTTCATTTCCGACTGTTCTACATAGAAATCGGTCCTAGGGTCATAGTACTGGCCTTCACTGTTGTCATAATACAACACTCTTCCGGAGAAGTTGAAAGGACCTTCTAAGCCCGGGCGAGGACCGTATTTTGTACGCATTTCGTCCATTTGATATTTGTCAGCGACAACTTTGTAACCCATAAACAACTCCTGCTTTGTGACTGTCTAAGCCTCTATTATACAGGAATGTCCATTTATTGTCAAATTAGACAAACTTATATTTTTCTACTCTTAGGAATTCATTGCCATCACGGGTGCGTGTTCCATATCTACCTTCAAGTTCAATAGAACCATTTGTGACTACTTTTTCTAACAATGAATTGAGTGGGTTGTGGGTCTCAACATTCATTTGAACTAAGTTGTTATGATTGTCACTAAACCAATATTCAATTTTCTTTAATCGTCTTGTGTTAACTGGCAACGATTTAATGTATGTCAAATGTTTAGTTACTGCCGGATAATTTGCTACTGGTTGAGATTTAACTTCCTTGTTATACTCAAATGACATTTTTTCAAATTCAATGTCATATTCATAAAACTCAGGTAAACGAAATGCTAATGGCATCATAGTCTCTTTAAAAGTTTTACCATCACTATGGATAAATGTATTCAAGTCACTACGGAAACTTGTAAGATTGATGTTCTTAAGTTTCCATACCATGATTTTTTTGCTGTAGTAATCACGGATAGTATTTGCTTGTTCAATATCCTCATCCGTAACTAAACGAAACAATTCACTATCTAAAAGTTTAGTGATAGTAGGTTGCAATATAGATTGATTTTTAAGTTTGCGATATCGTGCCCAACATACACTTAGTGCAAGAAGGTCTTGACTGATTTCATAGACTTCATATTTTTTAACATCAGGTCTATATGAAAATTCATCAAAGTTAAGAGTACCGTTGTACCCTGAACCTTGTGCACCGGCAACATTAGCTAGTGATATTGTGTTAATGTTTTGACCGGATGCAAGCCCGATACCTGAACCATTGACAGAGATTTGCCAAGGGTTATTATTCAATTGTGGCATTTTTTATCCTATCGATATGTCTTCCATACCCGCAGTACGTAGTTTAACAATATGACCCATCTGCCATTGTTTGGCTTCGAGTCCCTTTAATATACCAAGCCATTTATTTCGTAATAATGCGACTTCGTTAATCAACACTTCAAAGTCAATCACTTCATCTTCACCATCAACATACTTTTCGGCATCACGACTTGTCAATGCTCTATTATACGCCTCTAGATATTTTTGAAAATGTTTTCGGCGAATTTTCCGTAATTGAATATTAAGATAATTGAGCACCGCTTCAATCTCTTGTAGTTGATTAAAGCGATGTTCTGTGATGCCGGGAATAGCGGCAATGTTCTTTTCAACATTACCGTATACCTTTACTTCTTGTTTGGCTGAAACTAATTCAGTCTCATAGTGTGTAATGAAATCGGGTATTACTGAAAGGTCCGCTGTGATGCGGGTGTACCAATGTGCCATTTAATCCCAATCGTCTGTGTCGGTGTCGTCTTCGTAATCTTCGTATTCTTCTTCAACATCATTTTGTTCAGCGTAACCTTTCAATGCTTTTAACATTTCCTTGTCACCTCTGAACGCATCTTTAATGTCGTCAGCTTCATAGTTGTTATCAATCAATAAATTGATTAGTGTATCTGCGGCATCACTACGCTCATTCAAATCAATGTGTGAACGTAATGCGTCCCAAACTTCAGCAACAAAATCTAAACTCATTCTGTAACATCCTCCTCCGGTGTTACATTACTTATCTTTGATCCTGACTTTTGACTATACTCACTCATTACTTTGTCCAAGCAACCGTCTGTGTTTGCTTCCCATGCTTTACGAAACTTTTTAATGATTTCACCATCAAGTGTTGTATAGACTAATGAGTTGCCTTCTTTCTTAACAAGTTCAGCCTTCTCAATCATGTCTAACATACCTGAGTAAGGGCTCATACCTGTTTCATAAGGAATCTTAACTTGTACTGATTCAAATGGTTTTGCATAGCGTGTTTTCATAATCTTACATGCCGCACGAATACCTCGTACATCACTAATCTTATTACCATCTTCATCTTCTTTAAGTTTTAATTTCTTCATAGCAACAACAATAGAACTTGCGTAAACGAAACCTTGACCGCCTGAAATTTTATCATCTGGGTCAAACATATCTTGACTAGCATATGTGTGATTAGTTGCAACTAAACCAATGTTCAATGAACCAAACATGTTAACACAGTTACGAACAAGTGCTGTTAGTGCTTTAGGCTTACGACCCATGTCACCTTTCATGTCACCTGCTTCAAACTGATTAACGTCAGTTGGTGTCAATAACATACCAAGACTGTCAAGTACAAATAATACTTTAGGTCTATCTGTTTCTGCTAGACCTTTATAATCTTTAACGAATGTTGAAATAGTCTTACCCACATCGTCAATCATGGCCATGTTAAGTTTCAACAACTTACTTTCGTCTGTAGATACACCAAGCGCATGTAGCCACGCTTCGTCAAGTGCGTTTTCTGAATCTATCAATACTACAAAGATTCCTTGTTCTTGTGCGTGTCTAACAAGGTTTCCTGAACAGATAAAACTTTTACCTGCTCCTGATTCTCCGGCAAAGACAGTAACTTTACCAAGAGGAACACCTTTATTAAAATCGCCACTAATGAGATAATTGAGTGCATAGTTACCAGTTGAAATCCAATCAGTAGGATCGTTAAATCCAATTGATAGACCTTCAATACTTTTTGTAATGTCCTTACGGAACTTACTGATATCAAAAGGTTTTGCCATTTTAATTATCCACTTCCATAGCCAATGCTTCTTTGATTACTTCAAAGAGTTCAGCTTCAGTAGCACACATGATTTTACAATTCTTCCAATCATTCTCTTTGTCTCTTCCACCGACTTCAATCATAAAGCCGTTATCGTAACGATTGATTGTAAATGATTCATTTACTTTTGCTAGTTTGTTTAATTTCTTTGCCATATCATATCCTTATTTGTTAATATACATTTTATCATTGAATGTTACTTTATCAATGAGATCTGGGCATTTATCTGCTATCGTATCAATTTCCCAGTCATTAGGGAAATGTCGTAGTGCGGCCCTTGCGCGGTCTCTGATTAAACTTGGTACACGTGGTGTACGACCAGGATCACACAATTCCTCTAATAATTTTTTACCGGCTTTTATAGCACGATAACGTTCGTCTGGTAATGTCATAGTGTTATCCTAAGATGGGGACCGAAGTCCCCATTATGATTAAGACTTGTTTTGTCTAGCACGAATCATTGCTAGAATGTCTTGTGCTTTGTCACTACTTGTTGTTTTTGGAACTTCGATAGGAGCTGTTGCTGTCGCTGTTGCTTCTTCATCCCAAGGTGCATTTGATGACTCTGCTACGGGTGCTGTCGCGGGTGCGCTTGCTAACGATGCTGGCGCTGATTGTTTTTCCGCTGTCGCTCCTGCAGGTGCCTCAACACCATATGGACGATAATACGCACCCCAACGCTCAACATCATATGGTTGACCGTCTACAGATGCCTCAAACATTTCCTTGATGATACGCAATTCTGCTTCACCGGGCTTCTTAGGCAAGAAGTCTGCCAAATTGAATAAGCCATGTGCTTCAATTGCCGCTGCCTCTGCTTCTGATAGTGCAGATTCTTTACGTGCCCAGTTACTTGTTGAGTAATCAGCATAACCACCTTTACTTGTTTTCTTAATGTTGAAATCAAGACCACGCAAGTAATCTGTTGGCAATTCTTCCATCTCTGGATCCATCAAACTTGACTTGATGATAGTAAAGATTTGTGGGCTGATAACGAATCTACGAATTGGATTCGCAGGAACCTTATCATCACCTAATGGGTTTTGTTTTACAAAACCTTGGAACAAGTAACTACGCTTCTTCCAATACTTGTTTGCCATTTCTTTCAATGTGTCATCCTTATACCAAGGACGAACTTCTGCCAAGATAGGGCAACTGTCACCATACATTTCTACGCATGGTACTTGAACGTCAATCTTCTTAACGTTGGGGTCACCTTTGACGCCATTGAATGGCAATTTAATGATTTGACGCTCAACCCAAAAGAATTCATTCTTTGTGTTACCGTCTGGCAAGAAACGAACTGTGGCTGTTGTGCCTTCGTCTATATTCCAGTGGGGGTAGATTGAGTTGTCAGATTGGGTGTTAGAACCCTTTTGCTGTCTGTTTTCTTGTGCCGAGATACGAGCACGAATTTCTGCTAATGATGCCATGATTTTATTTCCTTATAAATTGAGATGGTCTCTTTTTTAATATTCGCCACTCCCTATGAGTGACTAACACAAGAGTAAGTTTAGCATTACTTTCTGCTTATGTCAATAGTATTTATCCCAGTTGTGGGTAAACACATTTTTTTCTAT